AAGAGCCTAAGCCTGCACCTGAGCCCGACTTTATGTTGTTTGAGAAGTGTATGCGTGGTGACACTAGTGACAACGTGTTTAGTGCTTATCCTGGTGTACGCAAGAAAGGCACTAAGAACAAAGTTGGTCTTATTGAAGCGTATGCTGATAAAGACACTAAAGGTTACAACTGGAATAACATGATGCTACAGCGTTGGACTGATCATAATGGCGAAGAGCATCGTGTACTAGACGACTACAACCGTAATGTTGTACTATGTGACTTGACTGCGCAACCTGCAGAAATTAGAGAGATAATTAATAGTACTATTGAAGAAAATGCAAAGCCTAAAGAAGTACAACAAGTAGGCATGCGTCTTATGAAATTCTGTGCTAAGTGGGATATGCAACGTATTGCAGATCAAGCACAGGCGTATGCAACACCCTTACAAGCGAGGTATATAAATGACAATTAATGCTAAACCAATTCTACAGGACAAGTTTTGGATTGTTGAAGAAGCCGGTGAAAAAGTTGGCACACTTAGTAGAAACGATGACGGATTTATTTTTAGTAATAAAGGTAAAATTACCTTTCATACTGATGCATCAGATCTAACTAAAACTTTTGGGCCTAGTTTTTTAACTGCAAAAGTTATCGCACCAGAAGAGCAAAAGGACTTTTCAGTGCATGGATTTCCAACACGTACAGCACCTTACAACAGTATGTTTGATATACAAAACAAACTTCCATTGTTTACAAAAAGTGAAAAGAGTCGTAGCGTATATTGTGCTGGTTATTATCTAATTAAGTTTAATGTAAACTGGCTTAAAAGTTTTTGCCCAAAGCAAGTTACAGTTGAATGTAATGAATACATGGGTCCTTACAAGACTGAGATTGAAATGAAACTGGCTCTAAGTAATGTCAAACGAACCACTTAATACTGCTCCGTTACAGCAGTTTATCAAACAAGTACAGTCTGCTGAGAATAGTCGTGCTAAAGAAGTACGACTTGATATTGGACAAGCAAAGAACTTAGCATTTGCGCTCGGTGTTGTTATGTCTCGTATGCACGGGGACTTGGAAAAATTTGTAAAAGAAAATGCTAGTGGGGCGTCAGATGACATCATAAAAGTAGAAATAGGCAGTGGCGGTGAATGGAAATAGACATTTAAAATGATAAATATATGCGTATATAACTAAAGGATACGCATATGAGTAGACCAGCACCAAATATATTAATGGAATTTGTAGACGGTAAAACCTACAAGAGCGAGCAGGTACTTGACGCTGAAGCCATTTGGGCAGTATTCTATAAAGACAAGCCATTCAACTTAAAGTCACAAAACAAATTAACAAATTATCCAGGACCTAAGTATAAAAAAACAAGTTTTTCAAATCCTGGACATGCAATTAATCTTTCTAAGAAACTAAACACAATGTTTAAGACTACCGACTTTGCTGTATTTAAATTAACAGCAGGCGAAAAAATTACAGATGAATAAGACAGTATATACTAAACTTTTTTTAAAACAGCTTAACATGGGAATCAGTAAAGAGAACATCGCTCAATACTTTCCAACATGGTGGAAGAACACTAGAGAAAAAGAAGCAGGCGGTTTACGACTTACTGAAGAAGGTTTTGATATGCTTTCACAAATTGATCTAGCAACATATAAAATACTATATCCTCCTGATATGCCAATTACTACACAAGTGATTATATTTTTAGATCAGTTTATTGACTGTCCGTATTATCTTGATAACACTGCTATATACGTAACCAACGAAAAAAAGGCAGTTGAACTTACATTGTTCAGCGGCGATCTTCGTAAGTACGGCATAACAAAAGCCATGAAAAGATCAGAAAACTTACCAAGTAAAGGTTGACATCTACCTATTCCAATGTTATATTAGTTTATAGGCACTGATAAACATGAGAGGAATATAGCATGTCAGATTTAAGAACAGTTTCGCCAAACAAGGCAAAAGCAAGTTTGCGCCGGGCAATGCGCAAAAAACGTCCTATCTTTATTTGGGGTCCTCCCGGTATTGGTAAGTCAGATATTGTAGGGCAAGTAAACGATAGTTTTCCTAATAGTCATTTGATTGATATTCGACTATCTCTTTGGGAACCAACAGATATTAAAGGCATTCCTTACTTTGATTCAACACAAGGTAAAATGGTGTGGGCACCACCTATGGAATTGCCAGATGAAGAAATGGCATCTAAGTACGATCATATTACATTGTTCTTAGATGAAATGAATTCTGCGGCACCAGCAGTACAAGCGGCTGCATACCAGTTGACACTTAATCGTCGTATTGGTGAATATAAGTTACCGGACAATGTAGTTATTGTTGCCGCAGGTAACCGTGAAGCAGACAAAGGCGTGACATATCGTATGCCTGCTCCACTTGCTAACCGATTCGTTCACTTAGAATTAGCTGTCAATTTTGATGACTGGTTTGAATGGTCAGTTGCAAACAATATCCACAAAGACGTTGTTGGCTACTTAACTTTTGCCAAAGGCGATTTGTATGATTTTGATCCACGTAGTTCTAGTCGTTCATTTGCTTCTCCTCGCTCATGGACATTTGTATCAGAACTACTTGAAGACGACGACGATGAGTCTACTACAACAGATCTAGTTGCTGGTTCTGTTGGAGAAGGACTTGGAATTAAATTTATGGCGCATCGCAAGATTGCATCCAGTATGCCTAATCCAAGCGATATTTTATCTGGCAAAGTAAAAGAATTACAGACACAAGAAATCAGTGCCAAGTATTCCTTGACTGTAAGTCTTTGTTATGAGCTTAAAGAAGCATGTGACAAAAATGATAAAAAGTTTGATGATAAAGTCAACAACTTTTTACGCTTTGCAATGGATAACTTTGAAACTGAATTAGTTGTTATGGGTATCAAATTAGCTCTTACGCAATACTCACTGCCAATTGATCCAGACGCAATTGCATGTTTTGATGAATTTCATGACCGTTATGGCAAATACATCAAGGCTGCACAGAGTGCATAAGACGCCATACAGTTGGGCGGGTCAATCTCGCCCAACTTTTCTCTTGACAAAACGTAAATAGAAGTGTATTATAAGTATATAGGCACTGAAGGAGAATACGCATGTTAGACTTTTTACCACATTATGTTGCAATGAAAATGTCAACAGAAAAGACAGCATCTGAATTACGTACATGGCAACCCGATCCCGATCTAACAGACAAACAGTTAGACGAAATGGATGTCGAGGTATACGAACGTATTATTACTGCTCGTATTGGATTGCTACTACGACATCCTTTCTTTGGTAATATGGCAACACGTTTAAAAGTTCAACGTGCTGACTGGCTTCCTACTGCCGCTGTAGACGGTCGTAACTTATTCTATAATGTACAGTTCTTTAATGCAATGAATAACAAAGAAATCGAGTTTGTTCTTGCACATGAAATCCTACATATGGTGTTTGATCATTTAACACGTAGAGAAGATCGTGATCCTCGACTATATAATATTGCATGTGACTATATTGTTAATAACTTGTTAGTAGATGATCGAATTGGAACTATCCCAAGTATTGTAAATTGCTTTCAAGACTTTAAATACCGTGGCTGGGCTAGTGAAGCAGTGTACGACGACTTGTATGAAGAAGCTAAACAGAACGGTGAAGAATACCTAAAGCAACTAGGCGAAATGCTAGACGAACATATTGACTGGGAAGGCGAAGGTGACGAAAGCGAAGAGGGTAAAGGCAAAGGTCGCCCAACATACAGCAAAGCAGAACGTGATGCTATCAAAGACGAAATTAAAGAAGCAATGATTCAAGCGTCACAAAGTGCAGGTGCTGGAAATACTCCAGTAGGTGTACAGCGTTTGATTAAAGAGCTTACAGAACCTAAGATGAATTGGCGTGAGCTTATTCAACAGCAAATACAAAGTACTATTAAAAGTGATTATACATTTAGTCGTCCATCACGCAAAGGTTGGCATACTGGTGCTATTTTGCCTGGCATGAATTTTGACGAAACTATTGATATTTGTGTTGCAATTGATATGTCAGGTTCAATTGGCAATCCACAAGCCGCAGACTTCTTAGGTGAAGTAAAAGGCATTATGGATCAGTTTAAAGATTATAAAATTAAAATCTGGTGCTTTGATACAGAAGTATACAACGAAGATGATTTTGCAGGCGACGACGGACGTGAGATCACCGA